GGCATGGCCCGGCGGGCTGGCCGAAATGGTGCTGGCCGCCGGCGCAGGTCTGGTCGTGCTTGGTATGATCGTTTGGGGAGTATGGGGATGACCCGCCTAGTCGACCCGGCAAGAGCGCTCGCCCTTTACGAAGGCGGGTTTACGACTCGAATGATCGCCGAACGGTTCAACGTGAACCCGCCAGCCATCACCCGCGCCATTCGGCAAGCCAAAGGCATGGCGCCCTACCCGTCCGACCAGAACCGGTGCCGGCGCGATCGACAACGGGCCGTGGTCGACGCTGCGCACGAGGTTGTGGAAACGTGGCGGGACGGCACGAACGACCCGACGATATTCGAACGGCTGGCCGACGCGCTGGCGGCTTTGGGGAACGCGCCATGATCGATTACGAAAAACTACTGCAAGACTTGGCGCGTCACAGCGAAGAATACCGATCGCACCTTGCAAAATTCGACTTGATGCCACGCGGCCCGACTATTTTTGACGAAGCGGCCGCAGCAATCCGCCAAATCAAAACAGACGCGCTTGAACAGGCCGCCAAGCTATTGGATGATCGGGCGCAATACTATCAAACCAAAGCCGACCGGCACCCGCCGCTTGATGACTTTTGCATGAATATGCACGATAGCTTCGTGAATTGTCGCGAAGCTATTGAATGGCGCGCGGCCGAAATTCGGAACCTGAAACCGCTTGCATCGCCAGTCCTTAAGAAAGACGACCTATGAACCGCAAATGCGTTCCGTTCGCCGACACGCGTACCCGCGAAACCCGATACGGTGTGATTGTTAAAACCGTTCAGTACGGCGCCGACGGCACGGTGATCGGGCAGAAAATCCGGGGCTGGAAATATAAACGGCCGCTGTCTGACCCGTTTGAAATTTTTTACGGGTTGAACAACGCCAGCGCAGACCGGCGCGACGTTGTCAAAAATGCCGCTGATTTCGTAAAAGCCGCACAAACCCACGGCTTGTCTGTTGGGGTCGCGTGGCCGAAATGACCCGCGAATTTCCCAACCAAACAACCATACGCGCGCACTACACCGCGAAAGGTTGGCGGCTTTGGCGCAACAACGTCGGCGCGCTGCAGCCGGTTACCGGCGGTCTGGTGCGCTTCGGGTTGGCGAACGATAGCGAAGCGCTGAACCGCGCGTTGAAATCCGCCGACCTGATCGGCTGGCGGCCGGTCGTGATCACGCCCGACATGGTCGGCCAGACGATCGCGCAATTCGTGTCGATCGAAACGAAGCGCAGCGAATGGACGCCCGGCCAGCCGTCCGACAAGCGATACCCGGCGCAAAGGCGATGGGCGGATATGGTACGGGCCGAAGGGGGCCTTGCGGGGTTCATGGTCGAACCGGATCGCTGGTTATGATCGACCCCGTACCTTGTGCGCATATCGCCGACTATTATCGGGTAAAATGGGAAGCGCGACCATGCATCGCGTTCAACCTGTTACGCTACGGTTACCGGCAATGGGCGCGCGGCGCGAAGCTGTCGCCCGGCAATAATTTGTTTGGGTCGCTAAAATGACCGACGGCGCCCGGGAACGTGCGGAACTGGTCGCAATCGTGGCCGTGGCCAGTGCGCTGGCCGAAGCGTCGGGCGATCGGGACCACGCGGCGCGTATCCGGGCAAGCGCGTTGCGGGCGCTAAAAGCTATTGACGGACGCGTCAATAGGTGTATTCTGGCGGTGTCAGATGAAAGGACACCGAATCATGGCTTACGTTCGACTCGCTCAAGTCAACATCGCGATTGCTAAGGCTGGCGTGCCTTTCGAATTGGAACGCGGCGAAGGCTATCAATATTTCATTTACGACGTACCCGCCCGGGGCGTTTACGAAACGATTTCGATCTACACTTGCTATCTTAGCGATTACACCGTCGACCAGTGGGTCGAACTTGCGCGGTCGTGCTGGCAGGCGTTGCAACAACGCATGGCCGATCGGGGCTATTGATCGCGACGCCGCCCCCTGATATACCGCAAGCACCCTCTCCCGGGTTGAACCTGAACCCCCGCCGGTTTCCATGACGGCGGGGGTTCTTTCATTTGCGGGGTTTACGGGTCGTCCCTTCGGCGGCCGCCGTGGCAACAGCGACACTAGCCGCGTTACACGCCGCCATATCGCCGCCAGCGTACCACGTCGATTCGAACGCGCGGCGCCGGGCCAGACCCAGCGACCAGACGCCTTGCGCATGAACCCAATTGCCAAAGTCGAGCGCCGCGTCGTCATATCGGCCGGCACGGTGATGGGCCAGACAGTCCGACCCGTGGAAATTGGCGCCGCCGATGTTATCCATAAGCATCAACATTGCGTCGAACTGGCATTGCGACGTGGGGGCCCCGCCGGCCAGATACCGCGCAAGGGTGGCCGACTTGCTGGTCAAGCGGTTGGCCAAATCCAATTCGGCCTGTTCCATGGTCCAAACCGTGCCGCGCGTGATCGTCGGCCCGGTCGACCCGAAACCAATCGTCCACGGGGCGCCCTTCGATACGTCGGCGCCACAGGTCGGATACACGCCGCGGCCCATGGGGCTATATGGGTCGGGGTACGCGTCAAGGCGGCCGTCGGGTCGCAATTTGGCGCACCCTTCGCGCGTGGCCAGAACCGTTTGCACGACCGGGGAAAACGTCATTGTCATTGCCTGAACTCCCGTTGGGGGTGGGGTTGACACTACCGTCAATAACCCTTAGCACATGCCAAACTTACAACGGGAGTCCCTCAAGTGTCCATTGGCGCCAATCACGACCCGACGGCGGATATCGACGAACGCAATATGCTGCGCGATTCGCGAATTCTCGAAGCGGCGCGTTCGATCCTCTTGAAGCGTGGTTTGGCGTTCCTGACCCGCGACGCGATCGCTGATCAAGCGAACGTGTCGGCCGCCAGCGTGTCGAATTTCGCGCGGCACCGGATCACGAACGGGTCGCACGATTCGCTTGGTTACCGCCAGCGAATCATGACCGCGCTTTTGAACGACGCGCTTGCGGCGAATGATATCGCAATCATTCGAATTTGCGTTGCCGACGGGAGCGTATCGCGCGACACCTTGCCGGGGAATATCGCCGCGCGGCTGTAACGGCCCGGGGCAGGCACCCCCAACACCCGGGCCGGCCGACAACGCCGGGAGACAACGCGACGGCCCGATACCGATATCGCAAGGAAAACTGAAACGCCATGGAAACCAGCGGCGAACCGTCGAACGACCCTTGGACTCTACTCGATCGGGGGTTTAGCCTTTTCCCGTTGCACCCGCGTTCGAAGCACCCCGCGATTGATTGGATGCCGTACCAGACCGCGCGCGCAACGCCCGAACAAGTGGCGATCTGGCGCGGCTGGTCGAACACAAACACCGGGGTTGCGACCGGGATCGTGTCGGGCGTCGTGGTGCTCGATTGCGACACCGAAATTGCTTACGCGCTGGCCATGGCCGCCGGCCTGCCCGATACGCTGGTCGTGCGCACCCCGCGCGGTTTCCATATATACCTGCAGCACCCCGGCTGGCACGTGTCGAACCGCGCGGGCCGCAAATGGACAATCCCGCTTGACGGCATAGGCGTCGACGGTTGGGATTTGCGCGGCGACGGCGGGTTCGTGGTGGCGCCCGGGTCGTTTTATCACCCGACGGTCGACGAAGCGGCCAAGGGCAAAGTGGCCGGCTGGTATACGATCGAACGCGACGCGCCCGTCGCTCCGGCCCCCGGCTGGTTGCTTGCCCTTATGGCGCCGCCCGAAGCGACCAGACCAGCGGCACCAGCGCGGGAAGCTGAACAGACCAGCGATTACGGCCGTGCCGCTCTTAGCGATGAAATCGGGCGCCTGATCGCCGCGCAGCACGGCGAAGTGAACAACCAAATCAACTTGTCGGCGTTCGCGATCGCGCAGCTTGTCGCCGGTGGGGAAATCCGCAGCGACGAAGCAATCGACGCTTTGCACGAGGCGCTTGCCGTGCTTGGCGTGTCCGACGAAGCGAAGGCGACCGGCACGCTAGAGCGCGGGTGGGAAGCTGGCCTAGCGTCGCCACGCGCGGCGGACGCGCCGGTCACACCGGAGCAAGCATTAGGCGTGCGCGGGCCCGTAAATCCGCTGGTTTCGTCGGTTGGTGCTGATCGACCGGGACCACCGCCGCCGCCGATCGAACACCTACGCGCGTTCACCCGCGGGCAAACCGTGTGGGTCGAATCTCAAGCCGAATTTTTCGCCGACTGCTATTTCGTCGAAGCGCTCGACCGGGTCTATGTGCGCGGCCGGGGCCTGCTAACCCCGACCGGGTTCGATACGCTTTTTGGGGGCTTTCAATTCCCGGTCGATGTCGAAATGTCGAAAAAGACCCGGTCGGCGTGGGATGCGTTCAGGCAATCTCCCGGCTGGAAATGCCCGATCGTCGCCGACCTATGTTTTCGCCCCGAATGCCCGCCGTGTTCGATCGTGCTTATCGAAGGCGTGCCGTACCTGAACAGTTACGAACCGATCGCGGTTGAAAGTCTGCCCGGCGACGCTTCGCCTTTTATCAACCACGTGCGCCGGCTCTTGCCCCACGGGAACGACGCCGACTTGCTCTTGCATTGGTGCGCAAGCGTCGTTCAGAACCCGGGGCGCAAAATGTTTTGGTGGCCTGTGATCCAAGGCGCCAAAGGCAACGGCAAATCGCTGATAATGACCGCGGTCGAACGCGCGATCGGCGAGCGTTACACGCACCGGGTACGCGCCGACGCGCTGGTAAAGACCGGCAACCAATTCAACGAATGGATTTTCGGAAAACTGTTTTTAGGCTTCGAAGAAATCAAATCCAGCGAAGGCAAGCGGGATTTTGTCGAAGCGATGAAAGACACGATTACCGATCGGCGAATCGCTGTCGAAGGCAAAGGCAAAGCGCAGCGCACGGCCGACAACCGCGCTAACGGCATGATGCTGACCAATCACCGCGACGCCTGCCCGATCGACGACGACGAACGGCGCTTTGCCGTGTTCTACACCGCGCAACAGACTTATGCGGATATCGTGCGCGACGGCATGGGCGGTGACTATATGCCTGCGCTGTATCGTTGGCTTGACGCGGGCGGCTATGCCGTCGTCACGCACTTTCTGCGCACGATGCCGCTGCAGGCCGCTTTTGACCCCGCGCAGGATTTGCACCGCGCGCCGCGCACGACCAGCACGGCCGAAGCGATCGGCGAATCGCTGGGTCTGGTCGAACAAGAAATTCTCGAAGCGATCGAATCGGGCCAGCCCGGGTTCACGGGCGGCGTTGTCACGTCGCTTGCGCTGCGCGGCTTGTTCGACCGGTTGCGCAAACAGATAGTCCCGCAGCGGTACGCCCGGATCATGGAATCGCTGGGTTACGTGCGCCACCCGGTCTACGAACCGCAGCGCGGCCGGCCGAACAACCCGTTGCCGGATGGAACGAAGCCTGTTCTTTATTTTCGCCGCGGTTCGTCATTGCTCGCTTTGGTCGACCCAAACGATATTAAAGCTGGCGTTCAAGCGGCCATGACCGGGATGCGGCCAGATATGCCCGGCAACGTGCTCCCGTTTCCGCCGCGCGGCTAATTTGCGGCTAGGTCGCCGGTGGGAAACCGCCGTCTTGATCCAACCGGCGTGCCCATTCGCAAAATTCGTTTGCCCCGTGATCGCCCCGCTTGAACCGCGCGAAACGCAACCCAGCCACGATCGGAAACCGACCGCTGATCGAATTGCAGACGGCCGACGGGCTTACGCCTAGCGCGCGTGCCGCTTCGCCGACCGTGTCGAACGACCGGCGCGACGGCCACGCCCATACGCGGGTGTCATAGGACAGCGAGCGGGCGCAATGCCAACCGTCCAACTCGAACGGCGACCATTCGGGTTCAGTGTCGACGCTGCTATTTGCAACGGGTCTGAACCGGGCAATCTGCGCATATTCTTCGGCCCGTGCTTCGGCGCGGTTCGGGTAAAAAGCCCAAATAGACACCGACACCAGCCGGCCGGCGACAAATCTATTCCAGACAATATTGCGGCGCTGGTCGCCGTGATCGAACGCCCGGGCAAGCGCGCCGCTTCCGATGTAAAATATCCGGCCTTCGCAGCGGTGGAAATAGACCGCATACGGATTTTTTGGGTCTAAGATATTTTCAAAATGCACGGATATTTCCCTTCGTTAAAAACGAATCGCTAGGAACCTAGTTTTGCATTTTGATCGATCGGGCGCAAGGGGCGCGGTTTGTGTGTAGCGTGTGCGCCGTAAGTCGTTGAAATGTTAGGGCCTACACACTACACACACAGACACACCCTGTTTCGGTTGCTAGGGCGGTAGGGGGTGTGGCGTAGTGCCTTTTGAATTTTTCATATGCGAAAGGTATTGCGAAATATGTGTGTATTGTGTGTATTGTGTGTATTTAGAAGATTCTAATAGATTTTTCAATAGTTTAGGGTTTACACACCTTCGAGACCTTTTGTGTGTGGGTTGTGTGTGCGGTATTTTAGCGATCGGCGCGGCACGGTTTGGCCCGGTCGGTGTTGTTCGTGCGGTTGATGTGGGCCGGGCAGTGCGGGTTGGCGGGGGTCGCGTTCGATCGCCTCGTTCGCTTCGCGCGACGAACGGCGATGCAGGCGGCCGGCTTGACCGCGACGACGCCGGCGGGGTATTCTGCCCCCATGACCGACAAGCCCGACTATGGCGACACGTTCGAAGCGATGACGATTGCCGACATGGTGTCGGCCGGCACGACGCTTATCGATGCCTGTCGCGCGTTCGATATCCCGATAACGACCATTTATTCGCGGATCGCGGCGAACCCCAAGTTTCGCGACATGATGGAACGCGCGCGCGAAATCGGGTTCGACGTGCTGGCGAATGAATGCTTGTCGATCGCCGACGACGGCACGAACGACTATGTCGAAAAGGTCAACCGGCGCACTGGCGAGGCATACGAAGCGCTCGACAAGGAACATATCGCCCGGTCGAAATTGCGCGTCGAAACCCGCCTTAAGCTACTCGCCAAATGGCACCCGAAAAAATACGGCGAAAAGCTGCAGGTGGAACAGAAAACCGCGACGGTGGCCATTCCTATCAGCGACGACCCAATCGAAGCGCAACGGGCTTACGAAGCGCTGATGAAAGGCGATTGACGCCACGGTCAATAGCCGTTAGCGTGGCGCCCATTGCAACCATGGGAGTCGGCAATGCCAGACGTTGATTTGCGCTTTTGGGCCGGCGTCGCCGTCGCGTTCCCGCTCGCTTTGCTGCTATGGTTTATTGTGATCGCCTTTCTGGTCGGTTTCGGGCTGTGCATGTGATGCCCGTTCGACACCGCCCGTCGCGCAGCGCTTACGCCCCCGGGGCCCCGCGCGTGCCCGTGTCGGCCCGCCAGCGGCACACCCCGCGGCGCGAAGGCGACGAAATGGCGTGTTCCTGCGGAGCGCGGTGGGACGTGGGAGAGGAACACCCGTGAAACAGGACGAATCGTGGAAACAATACGCGGCCGATTTCAACGCCATGACCGACGCTCAAATCAACGCGGAAAGCGAAATTTGCCGCGCTCAAATTGACGAAGCGGAATCTTGGCTAGAGGCGGTTGCCGCGTGGGAAAAAGCGGGAAAGCCCCGCGAATGTAGGGGTGGGTCGGATGACGACTGAAACCGACGTGCGCGATTGGCTTGAGGGTTTGCGCGCCAAGAACCTAGGGCCGTCGGGCGATCACGCAATCTGGTTGCTGGACGCGCTTGATCGCCTTGCGGGGTTCGAACGGCATGGCTTCGACGGCCAGCCGAACGAAGAAATCGACACGTACGAAAAAATCGTGGTGTTGCTCAAAGCGACCGGCCTTGTCGACGACCAGACCGAACCGAAGAATTATCCCGCGATTCTCGCTATGTTTTTGCCGGGCGGGTGACCGGCAGCCCCGCTACCTTGCGCCCCCGCGCGGCGTGCCGTATCATGCCGCCCGAACAACCCTAGGGGCGTCCGATGTATTCGACCCTTGTCGATCTTACCAAAGTGCTGGTTACGAACGCGTCGGATGTGGCGTTCACTCTTGGCGCCGCGTCGTTCGGTTACCGCGGCACCGAATCTTTGACCGACGGGAGCACCTATAGCTATTCGATCCAGCAAGACGGCGATTATGAAACGGGAACCGGTATATGGGTTGCCGCGACCGGGCAACTGACCCGGGTTCCGAGGTATTCGTCGAACGGCGGCGGCGCGGTCAGTTTCACCGGCACTTTCGAGATATCTTTCGTGGCGAGCGCGTCGGATTTGACCGCGCTGCAATTTTCCGACCCAGCGTTCGCGGCGGCCGTTCAAGCGGCCGCGCAAGCGGTCCTGTCAATCCAGAATAACGCCGGGATCGCCGCTGTCGTCTTGAAAAGCGCGGGCTACAACAGCGCGACGAAGACCTATAAATTCACCGCGACCCGGACCATTTCAGACCTTTCAAAACCGGTGTCGTTCGGGTGGGCCGTGAACCCGTCGCCTTGGAGTCCGGTTTCCGTTTCGCCGTCGGATTTTAACGGGCAGTTGCCGCGCGGCGTGGGGACAATACCCGCCGGCCAGACGACGACGACGTTTTCGTTTCCTTGCCCCTCGCCTGTTTTCCCGGAGTAGCGCGCCATGGCTTTTACGCTGATCAATGATTTTTCGCCGACTGGCGGCCCTATCGCGGCGAGCGCTTCGCCCGGTGCGGTCGGCGGTAACGGGTGGATCGATATCTATGGTTCGCAATGGTCGGTAAACGCGTCGAACCAGCTTAAACAGGCTCTTTTGGCCGGCTCACCGTGGAATACGGCGTTGCTTGGCGTCACGGGTGCGCCGGCGCTCGAAACGCAAATCGACACCTATTTCGTGGCAGGCAGCGACGCGGCGTCGGCGATCTGGCACGCGCACCGCACGCAAGGGCCGGCGGGCAACGCTACGGCGTATCTGGCGGGTGTGCTGAACAGCGGCCAAATCAAAATCGGGACCGTTCTTAGCAGCACCGTCGTTGTCAATCCGATCGTCGCGCTTGCCGCGCTCACAAACGGCACGACATACATGCTGCGCACAAGCGTTGTGCAGACCAACAGCACCACGACGACGGTTACTGCGGCGCTTTTCCAATCCGATGGTGTGACTCAAATCGGCGCCACGGCCACTCTTACCGACAGTAGCCCGGCGCTGCAGAATGCCCCCGGCTACCCGTCGATTTTCATCTATCAGACCGCCACGACGACCAGCGCGGCCGTGTCGCGCTTGAAAATCTACAACACCTTGGCCGCAGCGACGGCCGTTACGTTGACCGGGCCGACCAATGGCCTGACCGGATCGGCGTCAAGCAATTTCACGGTCGGCGTTAACAATACGATTTATTCGGGAACAAGCATTGTCGTCACCCCGTCGGACAGCGGCGGCGGCGGCACATTCACCCCGACGTCTGTTACGCTCACACCGGTTTTTCAGACCGCCACATTCACTTACACCCCGGCGACCAACGGTTCGAAGACGATTTCGGTCACAAACGGGTCGTCCCTGACCAACCCCGCGTCGCTTACGTATGTCGCGGCGACCGCGGTAACGATTCCGGTCACGTCGGCCGGGTTCAAATTCTCGCCCGGGAACTGGAAAGGCGACACGGGCCGCGGCGGTTCGGCGTATCGGCAATCGTGGGTGAACGGCGCGTGGTTCATGTTCACGTGGTTGGCTTCGTCGGCGCCCCAAACTTATATCAAAATTCCCGCGTCGTCGTCGGGTTGCTATGTTTCTTATGAAATCAATGGCGTTCTTTACGACAATATTGCGGTCGCATCGGGCAATATTGCCGTTCAGGGGGTTACCGCCAACGCGGTTAACACGATTATTGTCCGTCTTCGGTCTTCGCCTTACGCCGCGCGCTGGAATAACGCAGCGAACGTCGTTCAGATTCAAGGCATGATCATCGACAGCGCGTCGACCGTGGGAACCGCGCCGGCGCCAAACCCGTGGGTCTTGCTGGCGGGGGACAGCAACGCCGAAGGGGTCGGCCCAAACACGTCGCTTCAAAGTTTCGTTTATTATATCATGCGCGGGCTCGACCAGATGGGGTTCGACACCGGGGTCGACGCCTGCGGTTTTTCGGGCTGGTTGCACGCTGGCGACAACGCGGGGGACGTTCCCGCGTGGTATTCGGTATCTGGCGGCGTCTACAGCGACGCGGCAAGCCGATGGAACAAAATCGACAGCGGGGTTTCGCGGCTTGATGCAAACGGCCAGCTTTCCAGCTATGGCGCGCTTTACACGCCGCCGGCCGGGATTCTGGTCAATTTCGGAACGAATGAAGCGATTTACAGCATGTCGACGTCTGACATGACCGCTTCGATTATCGGGTTCATCACCGCCGCCCGCGCGGCCGCGCCTACCGCCGTGATCGGCATTATCATGCCTTTTGGTCTGCGGTACGCGCCGCGCTACAACGTGGCGTATGTTACGGCTCTTTTGGCCGGCGTGGCCGCCTACCAGACCGCGAACCCGTGGGATACGAACGTCGTGTTGATCGACCTTGGCGCAACTTTCGCTGCGCAGTACCAGAACGCCGGGTACACGGTCGACACGACCCACGGCAACCAGTACGGGCAAGCGGTTTCGGGCGTTTTGACTTTGCAGAAATTTTTGCAATACATAATGCCGCGTCGTTTTTCTGTCGTCGTTAGCTGATTTGCGATCGCGGCGACGCGTCGCAAGGGGAGAATTCACAATGCGCAAAAACGTTTTTTCGGGCAGTTGGCTGGCGGCGCTGGTTGCGCTCGCCGTGCCGCTGGCCGCGATCGCACAGACCACAACAACCATGCCGTCGACGAAGAACGCGTCGGGCAATTACCAGCCGGCGACCGGCACCGTGCAAATCGACAGCACGGGCGCCGACGCGACAGACACCACGAACCACGCGGTCAAGGTGAATTGCGTTTACGGGTGTTCGGGATCGGGCGGCGGGGGCGGCGCGATCACGGCGGCGGCCGGTTCCTATGCGGTCGGGTCGATTGTCGATGGCGCCGATCTGACCCTTGGCACGAAAGCTGACTCGGCTTGGACCGGCACGGGCAGCGCAAGCGCCGTTTCCGCGTTGAAGGGGATTTACAACGCGATCGTTGCGCCGCTTCCCGCAGGCACGAACGCTATCGGGGCGATCACGAACACCGCTTTTGGTGCGACTCAATCGGGTGTTTGGACCGTTCAGCCGGGCAACACGGCGAATTCGACCCCGTGGATCGTCACGCTATCGGGCACCAATTCGACCGTGCCCGTCACCGGCACGTTTTGGCAGTCGACGCAACCGATTAGCGCGGCGTCGTTGCCTCTACCCACGGGCGCCGCGACCAGCGCAAATCAGCCGACCGCGGCGGCGATCGCCAGCACGACCAGCGGCCAGACCGGTTTGCTGGCACAAGGGGCTGTCACCACGGCCGCGCCGGCGTACACGACGGCACAGACCAACCCCCTGTCGCTAACGACCGCTGGCGGCCTTCGTGGCGACGTTGCCAGCTACGCCGGCACGGCGCTGACCGGCACCGTAACCGCGTATGGCACAGCGCCGACTGGCAACACCTTCGGCGTCAACGCGTCTGTCACCAACACCGTCGCGGTCGGCAACGTGGCATCGATCGCAAGCAACACGCCGGCATATGCCTTGGCCAACGGGTCGACTCTGAAAGCCGCCGCCGTCACGCTTGGGACAGCCGTTTCGCAGGTTGACCAGAACGCCACGGCATTTGCCGGGTCGGGGTCGGTGCTGGGAACGATTGTCGCTTCGGCACAGGCCGGGGGTGCGACGATTGCGTCGGAAATCAACGTCACGGCCCTTACGCTTGGCACGGCCACGGCGGTTATTTTCTGTTTGGACGAATCGACCGGCGGCACGAACACGACGGACATTTGGTGCAGCGACCCGATCACCGCGACCGGGATCACCCGCGTTCCGGCCGTGCCGGTCGCCGGGCGGCGTCTGTGGCGCGCGTTCAGCGTCGGCGGCACGTCGACCACGGTCACGACGACGATCACGTCGCTGGAATTGCCCGCAGGCTATCCCGTGTCGCGACAGTTTCGCGACTATTTCGCCGCGACAAACCCCTTTGCGACGCGGTACAATTCGGCCGCGCTGACCGCTTCGAACTTCGTCCTTGGCACGGTGTCGACCGCGACCACGCCGTTCTATGTCGAAAACACGAAACAGCTTGTCGCGTTCATGACGCTTGCCGGCGGCCCGACGGTCACGACCCAACCCGTCGTCGGCCTGCAGCTTTCCATGGACGGCACCAACTGGTTTAGCGTGACCGGTGCGACCATGACGGCGGCCGGAAACGGCACCTATATGACCGCCAGCCAATCGATCGGCGGCGCCAAATTCGCGCGCCTGATCGTGACGACCGCGGCGGCTTATTCTGCGGGCAGCTACACGATTTCGAATATCGGGGTTAACGCGGTCAACTGATCGTGGAATTTGATTGGAAACAACCGGATTACTCGGCGGTCATCAAAGACCGGATGCGGCGCCTGCAGCGGTTGCGGGACGATCCTAAGCTACCCGGGCAGGTGTTGCGGGTCTATCGGGACGAACCGTGGCGCCTCATTCAGGATTGGGGCGTCACGTTCGACCCGCGCAACGTCGAACGCGGGTTGCCGGCGGCGATTCCGTTCATCCTGTTTCCGCGGCAAATCGAATGGTGTCAGTGGGTTTTGGAGCGCTGGAAAGCGCAAGAACCCGGCGTTACCGACAAATCCCGCGATCTTGGCATGTCGTGGTGCGCTGTCGCGGTCGCCTGTTCTCTAGCGATCACGCATTACGGGTTCACCGCGGGGTTTGGGTCGCGCAAAGAAGAATACGTCGACAAGATCGGTTCGCCGAAATCGCTTTTCTGGAAAGCGCGCGAATTCCTGCGGTTTTTGCCGGCGGAACTGCGCGCCGGCCACGACCCGAAAATTCACGCGCCGCACTTGCGCCTTGCGTTCCCGACGACCGGGTCGACGATCACCGGGGAAGCTGGCGACAATATCGGGCGCGGCGATCGCGCGTCGATCTATTTCGTCGACGAATCCGCGCACCTTGAACGGCCGCAACTGGTCGAAGCGTCGCTGTCGGCGACCACGAATTGCCGAATTGATATTTCCAGCGCTAACGGCATGGGCAACCCCTTCGCGCAAAAGCGGTTCAGCTACCCCGCCCGGCAAGTGTTCACGCTGCATTGGCGCGACGACCCGCGCAAAGACGACGCTTGGTACGAAAAACAGATTTTGCAGTTGGACCCGGTCACGGTCGCGCAGGAAATCGACATCAATTATGCCGCGGCTGTCGAAGGCGTGATCATTCCGAATTCGTGGGTTCAGGCGGCAATCGACTCGCACTTGGCCCTAGGGTTGACTGACAGCGGCGAACGGCTGGCCGCGCTTGACGTCGCCGACGAAGGCGTCGACCTGAACGCCTTCGCCAGCATGAAAGGGTGCGTGCTCGATTTCCTGTCGGAATGGTCGGGCGTGGGATCGGATATTTTTCACACGACGGTCAAGTCGTTCGGCCTATGCGACGAATTGGACCTGTCGACCCTTTGGTACGACGCCGACGGTATGGGCGCCGGGGTGCGCGGCGACGCGGCCGAAATCAACCGCCAGCGCAAGGCCGACGCGGTTCGCAATTCGCGCGTGCCGCGCTCGGTTGCGATAAACCCGTTCCGCGGATCGGGCGCGGTCGAACACGGCACGAAGCCGATCGAACCCGGCGCCGATCGCACGAACGAAGACTATTACAAGAATTTCAAGGCGCAATCGTGGGGGCGCACGCGCCGGCGGTTTCGCGAAACCTTTCGGGCGCGCACTGAACCGGGCTATAAATACGACCCCGCCGACATTATCAGCATATCGTCGTCTATCCCGGCGACGCTGCGCAACAAGCTGATTTCTGAACTGTCGCAACCGACTTGGGGGCCCGACGCGACAGGCAAAATGGTCGTCAATAAAAAGCCCGACGGCACGCGCTCGCCAAACCTCGCAGACGCGGCTATGATCGTCATTAGCGGCGCCAAGCGTCGCATGGTTATCAGCGACAAAGCACTAGCGCGGGCACGGCAATGACACGAACCATGAACGGCTACCGCCTATCGGAACGCGCAGCGGCGGCCGCGTCGGGCGCCTATACCGTGCCGTCGGCGCCTTTGAAGGTTTCCGAATCCGCGGTGCTGGCCAGCCGGCTCGCCCGACGCAACGTGCCGGCGCCGATCGTCATGGACGCCGAATCGATCTATAAACCCTACCGGTTCCCGTCGGGGGTCTACCCAAGCGACACGGTCGCCATGGACGCGGCAAGCGATTGGGGCGGCCTGAACGTGGGCACTTGGGCGATGCAATCGCTTTACCACGAAGGCCAAGGGTTCCTTGGCTACCCCTATCTGGCCGAATTGATTCAGCGCGTCGAATATCGCAACGCGTGCCATATTTGGGCGGAACACGCGATTCGCAAATGGATCAAATTCACGAACGCCGGCGACGGCCCGGGGTCCAAAAAGACCCTACTCGAAAAGGCGTTCAAGCGCCTTGACGTGCGCCACATGTTCTACCGATGGGCGATGCAGGACCACGTGTTCGGCCGCGGGCAACTGTTCCTTGATTTCGGCGACAATGACAACCCGGTCGAACTGACCCGGCCGCTGGCCGACGACGCGGCGAAGGTGGGCAAAGATCGCCCATTGCAGCGCTTGACGATTATCGAACCTTTCTGGTGCGCTCCGGGCCCGTATCGCGCCGACAACCCCTTGTCGCCGGATTTCTACCGCCCGAAGCACTGGTTTTGCTATGGGCGCACGATCGACGCCAGCCGGCTTTTGACGCTGGTCAGTCGGCCCGTGTCGGACATGCTGAAACCAGCATACGCGTTCGGCGGCCAGTCGTTGACTCAGGTGATGAAAGCATATGTCGATAACTGGTTGCGCACCCGGCAAAGCGGGTCGGACCTTTTCGACATGCACAGTCAACCGGTGCTGAAATCTGACCTGTCAGCGATCCTGTCGGGTGACGGCGGCGACGATTTTTACAAGCGACTCGAAATTTTTCAGAACACTCGGAACAATCGGGGCGTGCTGGCACTCGATAACGGCGAAGAAGATTTCGCGTTTGTCACGACCCCCATATCGGGCGTTGCGGAACTGATCGCGCAGGCGATCGAACAAATTTGCGTCGCCGCGCGAATCCCGCAATCGATCTATGCGCAGAATTCGCCGTCGGGCCTGTCGGCGAACGGCGAAAACGAAACCCGCAATTTTTACGCCGACGTTTTGGCGTACCAAGAAGCGCACTTTCGGCCGGCGCTTACCCGCATTTTGCGGCTGGTGCAGCTTTCCGAATTTGGCGAGATCAACGAAGAAATCGATTTTGAATTCCCGTCGCTTTGGGAAATGTCGGACAAGGAAAAAGCCGACATTCGAAAAGCCGACGCGGATTGCGACGCGGCTTATGTCGACCGCGGAATCATATCGCAAGAAGAAGCGCGCGAACGCCTGCAGAACGACGAAACGTCGCTGTACCACGGGGTCGACCTGTCCGGGCCGCCGCCCGAAATGCCCGGTCTTGAGGGGGGCGCCGACGGCATGGACGACGCGGCCGGCGAACCGGGCGGCCGCCCCGATCGGATCGCCGGCGACGCGCAGTGGAACGAATCAGATCACCCGCGCGACGAAGGCGGCCGATTCGCCGCTGGTAATTTTTCGCTTGCCGCGTCAGGCCACTATTGGAAACCCGATCGCGACGGCGGCCACAACCTGTTTAACGGCCGTAACGAAGGCGTCGGAAACGTTTCGAATTGGGGCAACCGTCGATTTGTTGGCATCGAACCCGATTTTCCAGATTCACGACCGGAAGCCAAAACCGCCGTAAAAGCACGCGAAGCGCTGGAAAACGTCATCGCGGCACGTCTTGCAAAAAGCGGCGCGGGGAGTGCGCAAGAGGCGGCCAGCACGCACGCCAGCGCGACGAAGGAACGCGCACGCACCGAAGCGGTCGCGCGGGCGTCGCGGGCATTGCCCGCGCCCGGGTCTTTGCCGTCGCCCAAAGAGGTGCACCAACCGTTCAGCACATGGGAACAGGCCGCGCAAATGGCCGCGGTCGGTCAACGTGAATACGACAAAATCCTGACTCAAATCGGGAGAACGATGGGGTTCGATCTATCACCGCCAAAGCCTGCTGACCTGACCCCCGAGTACAAAGGGTCGGCGCTTTTCCTTGCACCGACCAAATCAGAAAAGCGTGGCCGCGAAAAAGTCGAAGCGGACTATGGCGGCGACTATTCGCAGCTAAAGGATATGGTGCGCGCGACGATCGCGGTCGAACGAATTGATGACCTTGGCGAAGCGGTTGAAAAAGTCAAAAAATCCGGGTTGAAATTCATTTCCGACCCGAAAAACAATTACGCAAAACCGGGGCCAACCGGATACCGCGATTTTAACACGCTGGTTGAATTGCCGAACGGCATGGTCGCCGAACTGCAGTTTAACGTGATCCCCATGCTGGCCGCCAAAGCCGAAGCGCACCATTATTACGAAGTCGAACGATCGCTGAACGCTAAGTACGAGACGGACGGCCCGACGGACGATTGGTCGCGCGAAGACATCGATTCCCACGCGTCGGCCGTCGAAACGCAAAAGCGAATCTACGGCAAAGCGTGGGAATCGATGTCTTAGACGTTCATCAATTCAAGGGCGCGGGCGGCGTCGATCACGTCGCCCCAGCCTTCGGGTTTTGGGCCCCCTTCGTATTTGACGAACTGGCGGCCGTTGTCGTCCCAGCGTTCGACCGGATTTCCGCGCCCATAGCCGCGGAAAAGATTGCCGTCTTTGCTTTCGATGTAAACCATTTTTCCCATGTCGGGGACTCCTTTCCCCGGGTTTTGGGCCGCGCAAGGCGGCCCGTCAACCGTTAGCGTTTGGGGTCGGCCGATTCCGACCAATAGTCGCCGGCGCTGGCCGCCGCTTCGTCTTTCAGTGCTTGCCAAGCGCCGTCAAAGCCGACCGACCCGTAATAGCGAACGTCGAAATAGTCCGACATGCTGTCGGAATTGTCGCGGTTATAGGCCCCGTGGATCGCTTCAAGTTTGCTTTCCACGTCGATATATTCTGCGCTGTGCTGGTCTTTGGGGCCGCCGGGGAAGCGCCACAAACCGCCGCCGCAGCCCGCGCCGAATTGCTTTTCATAGCTGGCGGCCGCGTCCGACCAGTAGCGGAAATCGGCGGGAACCTCACGAACGCGGATATCGATCGACCGGCCGCCGCTGAAACGTTGAATGGTGACGCTGATCTTGAACCCGGCGCGCAGGTTTAGCGCTTTGATTTCGGCCCGCATACGCTTGGCGATTTCGGCGACATCAAGCGACTTGGTCGCGTCATACTTGGCGCCGCGCGATTCGTTCGCGGGGTCGCAATAGGCGGGCATAGGCCGCCAGTCGCGTTCCATGATCGCGTTGGCCTTTTCGACCATGGCGCTGGCCACGACCGCGGCTTGCGCGACGCTCTTGCAAACCCCTTCGTCCAACAGCGCTTTGGCGACTTCGATCTTTTCGCCGACGACTTTTTGGCGCTTGGCCGCTTCGTGTTCGGCCGCGATCGCGGCGGCGCGCTTGGCGTCTTTCCATGCGGCCAGACTGACAACGTTTTCCATGATTCGCACTCCCTCTTGACCGCACCAGAATACGCCTATTGACGGTCGCGTCAATAGCTAATCGTGCAAAGACTGGTCGATTAGCGCGGCCGCCGGGTCGGTGAAATGGTCGCGCCAATCGTCGACCGGTTCCAGATTGCGGGGGTCGAACGTTTCGAGTCGTGCCGCAGCGAACCGATAGCGCACTTGCGGCCGGCCGCGCTTGCCGATCGCGACAACGACACCGCAGGTCAGAACGCCCGGGTAATCCGGGTGGCGGACAAAAACACGCTGGCCGATTTCCATGGTCGATTCTCCCGGTTTGTGGCGCCCCGAAGGGCGCGGGGCGTCACACATTGCGCGCGTATTTCGCACCGTGGGGGGTCACGTCGGCCGCACCGTTCGCGATCCAGCCGCGAACACCCTTGGCGGGCACCTTGTAACCGGCGGCCTTCAAAATGGCCCCGTCATCCAGCCGTACGAAGCAATACGCCGACGACTGCGCGCCGCTGGTTCCGATGACGCGCGCATATTTCTGGCCGCGCTCGAAGCGGGTCGGCGCGCTGTAGGGGAAACCGTGGTTGGCGACCCATTTCGCGTCCATGTCGGCGAAATAGGGGCCCCGAACGTCGCGGTCGATCGCGGCGCAAAAGTCTGTCAGTTGCTGGTCGGTGATCATGCTTGGCACTCCCTTGGTTGACGGTCAGAACAATTCGAATTGAAGCGCAGCTTCGGCCGCCGCGGCCGCTTCGATTGCGGCGGCATCGATCGCCTCTTCGGCCGCTTCCCATGCGTCGCGCGCGGCGTGGATCGCTGCGCAAGCGTCGGCGTGGATCGCCGCGGCGGCCGCGAAAGCTTCGCGAACCGCCTTGGCCTTGCTCCGGCCCAAAGCGTATTGGGCAAGCTGGAATTCGCGGCACGCGGCGTCGCACGCGGCGTCGGCGGCCTGATAGGCGGCCCATTCGATCTTGGCGCGGACATCGGCGGGGTATTCCATGATTCGCACTCCCTCTTGACCGCACCAGAATACGCCTATTGACGGTCGCGTCAATACCTAAATCGCTCGATCTCTGTGAACGCGCAGCGCCGCTTCGTAGTCGGCGACTCGTTTTAGCGCTTGTTCGTATTGGTGGCGTTGGCGGCGCTGCGCGCAAATTGCCGCGTCGTGAAAATAGGAAAATGAAATGGCGGTGCCCGGCAACTGAACCCGGTATCCGTTGGGCAGGCCGTCGAAAACGATCGGCACGACGATCCCGCCAAGCGGGCCGCCGTCCCAATGCGAGTCGTCCATCGGCGCGGGCAGACTGCTAGGGACTAATCCGTATTCGACCCCGTTAACCTTGCGCGCGGTCTTTTCCATTTTCCACACTCCCGAATGTGGCGCCCCGAAGGGCGCCGGTTGAATTACAGGTAGGCGCCTTCGGTCACGTCCATGGACACGCCGGCGTACGCCATGATCTTGGCGGCCGCAGCGTCGGCCCGTCCCTTCGCCATTGCCCGGGCCCCGGAGTTGTTGGTGTGGAAACTGAACTGTTGCGAAACCAGATACCCGGCGGCTTTCAAGGTTTCGCGATCGGCCGCGATTTCGGCGCGCGACCGCTTTTTACCGTCCGAATCATATCGCCGCACCTGAACCGAAAAATGCGCAACGTCCGGGTTTCCGCCGAAAAATCCTGCCATGACTGGTACTCCCTTTGATATGGCGCCCCGAAGGGCGCCGGTTGGTCACTGAACCGCGCAAATCACCCGGCCGGGCAACCGTTCCCACTGGTGGCCGCCTTTCCATTCGATGTGCCGTTCGCCGATATAGACGTCGGCCGCGCCGGCTTTCTCAAACCACGAGTACCCGCCCCGCTGAACCAGCGCGTAGCCCGCCGCTTCAAGGCCGCGCTTGGCCGCGGCGGCACTGGCGAAAACTTGACCGATGATTTTCATGATTCGCACTCCCTCTTGACCGCACCAGAATACGCCTATTGACGGTCGCGTCAATACTCTATTTTACGCCGGGCGCGCGTGCTACCATGGCGCCATGCCGCCCCCGATCACCCCAATTCGCCCGGTCGTCGCGACTGGCGACGAATACCAGCGCAAGCTAACGCGGCTGGTCGACGAAATGGCCGTATCGATCGGCTATTGGTTGCGGGCCGCCTACCGCGCAAACCAGCCGGCGACGATCGTTCAGGACGCCGGCACCGAATCGCTGCAGGCGGCTTTCGACAAGCTGGCCGAACGCTGGCGCGCCAAATTCGACCGCTTGGCGCCACAAATGGCGAATTGGTTCGCGCGGTCGCACCAAGACCGCACGCAACGGCAACTGCAGGTGCAATTGCGCAAAGCCGGGTTCACGGTGCGGTTCAAACCGACGGCCGCCATGCGCGACGCCTTCGACGCCGTGGTCGACGAAAACGTCGGCTTGATTCGTTCGATCGCGGAACAGCACCTAACGCAAGTGCGCACGGTTTTGATGCAGTCGGTTCAAACCGGCCGTGATCTTGGCACAATGACCAAGGAACTGCAAAAACGAACCGGCGTGACCAAGAGGCGCGCAGCGTTCATTGCGCGCGACCAGAACAACAAAGCGACCGCGGTAATGGTCCGCACCCGCGCGCTTGAGGTTGGAATCACCCGCGCGAAATGGTTGCACAGTGGCGGCGGTCGGGAACCGCGGCCGGAACACGTCGCGTTCAGCGGCAAGACGTTCGATCTGGCGCGCGGCCATGATTTTCAAAACGGCGAAGGCGTGGTATGGCCCGGCACGGCCATTAATTGCCGTTGTGTGGCCGTGCCGATCGTGCCGGGGTTCGAATGAATACGTCCGTCGTCGTTTTGTGCGCCGCCTTGGGTCTACTTGTGTGGAGAGGAACGCTTATGTCTGTCGCTTTGGATAAACTGACCGCGTCGGTTGCGGCGCTTGAACTTGCGGCCAAGCGTGCCGCGGATTTCCGACCGGCCGACGAATCGGCCGCGATCGAAGCGCTGGCCGAACGGGTCGACGCGGTCGCTACGGCGATCGACCCGACTACCCCCGTCGCCGCGCTGGTCGACCCGGCGCCGGATCGGGGCTACCCAGCCGCTGCGCCCGATACGTCGTCGGTCGTGACCGCCAGCTAATCCGGCGAGCGCTCTATACGAAAGCCGCCCGGGGTGTTAATTCCGGGCGGCTTTTATTTTGCGGGAAATTGGCGCCATGTTTGTTCTTGCGATGGATCGCGCGGCCGAAAGTGTTCGTCGGTTCGATATTGACGGCCGGTTGCACGTTGCGACCAGCCCGATTAGCAAAGTGCAGACGCGCGACTATATCGGGCGCGAAGTACCCGGCGGCCGCGAAGCGGGCCTAGACCCCGATCGAATTTACACGTTCCTTTGCCCGGCCGATGAACTGAAAAAAGCGGTCGGCGACAGCAATAACATTCAAATTCTGTCCGAACACGTCCCCGTGTCGTCGTGGCACGACGATTCCCACATGGCCGAACTTACGGTCGGGTCGACCGGGACCGACGGCGAATTCGACGGAACGTATCTGAAAAACTCGCTGGTTATTTGGAATAAGAAAAGTATTGACGGGATCGTCAGTAATCGCCAGCGCGAACTTTCTTTCGCCTACCGCTTTATCCCCGACATGACGCCCGGCAATTTTAACGGGATTGACTATGACGGGGTCATGCGCGATATAAAACCTAATCACGTCGCGCTTGTTATTGAAGGACGGGCGGGGCCAGACGTTGCAGTAGGGGACGAAAAGCCGATGGCTTACAAGTCGAAAAAAGCGTACATGCTTGGCGGTTCGCTGGTCGGGTTGCTGGCGCCGAAGCTGGCACAGGACGCGAAGCTGAACTTGACCCCGGTGCTGAAAAACGTTTCGGCCCGATCGCTGGCCGCCGACGGCGCGGCCGCCCGGCTTGGCGCGCAGATTTTCGGTCTGGTGCAACCGCACCTTGCGCAGGACGCCGGTCTTGACGTCGAAGACGTTTGCCGCGTGATCGACGCCGTCAAAGGCGCGCCGCTCGCCGAAGACGAAGACGACGAAATTCCCATGTCGGCCATGGACGAAGAGTCCGACGAAGAAAAAGCCGAACGCGAAAAGCGCGAAGCCGAAGAAAAGGAAGGCAAGGAAGCCCCCGCCATGGACACTGCAAAGATCATCGCGCAGGCCGTGGCCGCTGCGGAAGCCAAAGCGACCGCGCTTCGGGTCGCTGAACGTGACGTGCGGGCCGTGGTCGGCGATTTGTCGGTCGCCATGGACAGCGCCGAAAAGGTCTATGCCGCCGGGCTCAAGGCGCTGGGTCTCGACCCGGAAAAGATTCCGGCCGTTGCCTATGGCGAAACGTTCCGCGCCGTGGCCGCCAACCGCAGCGCCGCGCCGGCCATGGACAGCCGCCGCAGCGGCCCGGGCCCCGACGCGCGGTCGGATTTCAACAGCCGGTTTGCGAACCGGGCCCGTCTTATCAAGGGGTAATCGGCAATGGTCGACACTTTTCAGACTACGGTCAACGCCTATATCGCCCCGGGCAAAAAGGGCGGGTGGGCAAGTGCGAATCCGCACGTTTCATTGCAGCCGCCCGAAACCGGCGATCTGACAGCGGCGTCGTCTTCGTCGTGGCAGGTGGGTGCATCGGGTTGCCTGATCGGCAATTTCGCCTTCGCCGACACCGCGACCGGCTATGTGACGAACGCGCACCCCGGCACCGGTCTGACCACGCAAGGCGGCCCGTCGCCGGTCGTCGGCCCGGTGCGGGTCGGGTTCGTTCAAGAAGACCAAGTGTCGTTGATCACCGCCTATCTTGGCGGCGACACGATGGCGCTTATCCCGGGCGGCCCCGTGTCACTGATCACCCGCGGCGATGTGTGGGCACAGTTTGCCGGCGGCGCGAACGTCGGGCAGTTTGTGTTCGCTTCGTTCGCCGACGGGTCTTTGACTGCGCAGAATTCGATTACGCCACCGACCACGACTTTTGCCGCCACGACGACCAACACGTCGCCGAACCTGACCAGCGTAGGCGCGGGCGCCGTTGCGGGCCAGCCGATCACCGGCACGGGTATTCCGGCGGGCACCTATCTGGTGTCGGTCAACGCGGTCGCCGGGACGGCGGTCATGTCGGCGAACGCAACCGCCAGCGGTGCGATCACGGTTACCGCCACGACCGCCGCCTATACCGACTTCCGCGTCGACACGCTGACCGCGGCCGGCGGGATCGGCAAAATCAGCGTGTGGGCATAACGGCCAGCGTAGGGGATTGAAACAATGCGTGATCTTAACGAACGCCGGATGCTGGCCGAATATGGCGTCCATTTTTCCGACAGCGCGGTTTACGCAATGGACGGGTGGGGGCAGGACATCAACCTTGCCATGGACGCGCAACCGGGCCTCGTGTCGACGGTCAACGGCGGTATTCCGTCGTTTCTGGCCAATATCCTTGACCCGCAGGTTGTCGAAATCGTCTTGAAACCGCTGCGCGCCGGTGAAATCGCCGGCGGCGAAATCAAGAAAGGCGATTGGACGACACAGTCGCTTATGATGCCGCTCGCCGAACCCGCCGGCCACGTGGTCACCTATGGCGACTACGAAAACGCCGGATCGGTCGACAGTAACGTCAATTGGGTCGCTCGCCAGCCCTACACGTATCAGACGATCAAACGTATGGGTGAACGCCAGCTTGAAATGTGGGGTCTGGCCAAGATCGATCATTCGGCCCGGCTCGACCGCAGCGTCGCGCAGACGTTCAATCGTTTTCAGAATCGATCGTATTTCTACGGTATTTCGGGCCTGCAGAATTACGGGCTTTTGAACGACCCGTCGCTTATCAGTCCGATTTCGCCCGCGACCAAGGGCGCCGGCGGGACCACGTGGTTGACCGCCACGGCCGAAGAAATCTACGCCGACGTGCTGTCGCTCTATGTGCAGTTGCAAAACCAGATGGGCGGCAATCTGGAAATGACCGACAAAATGACGCTGGTGCTGTCGTCGACCCGCCAGCCGCGCCTTGCGACCATTTCGTCGCTGACTCTGATCGCGGTTTCTGTCGCGCTCAAAGCCAATTTTCCGAATATGGAAATCAAGGCGGCGCCGGAATATTCGACCGGATCGGGCGAATTGATGCAGCTTTTGATCGAAGATTTCGAAGCTGACCAAACCGTATGGGCCGCGTTCACCGAAAAGATGCGCGCACATGCGATCGTGCAGCAGCTTTCTTCGTGGATGCAGAAATTTTCCGCCGGCACATGGGGCGCGATCATTCGCCGGCCGATCTGCATTGCGCAGATGCTTGGCATTTGACCGGGTAGCCCTTGCGGCGTATCCTTAGGCGGCCCGGTCGGTTTTCCGGCCGGGCCGTTTGCTTTCGGGAGAATTCCAAATGGTTGCGATTATCGCGTGCAAATTGCCGCACGGCTTGACGATTGTTCACAAAAACAAACGCATGACTCTGCGCGGCGCCAATATCGGCGAAGACCTTGAAAACGTGTCGCGGAACGGCCGGCCGAACGACAATGTCTTGCGCGCGGCCGGTTTTGGCCTGACCTATCTCGACAACGACGGGGTCGAACTTTTCAACGACTGGTCGGCGGCGGTGACGTACAAGGGCGGCAAGAAGGCAAACGGGAAACTCGATTTCCCTTTCGTCGCGCTCGAAAACGGCTCGATCCTTGGCCCGTTCGAATCGGTCGACGAAGCGCGCCGCGAATGCGGCGACCTGTCGCCGGCGATCAAGACCGGCACCGAAGGGCTCGAACCGGAAAATGAATCGACCGGGTCGGTCAAGATCGAAACCGACAAGGATTCGCCGGCCAGCATGGCGCCGCCGCCTGTTCCGGCCGCCGCGCCGAACCTGTCGACCGCGCCGGTTTCGCCGGCCGCTGCAAAGGCGTAACGACATGACGGTCGCCGTTTTCGACTTTCCGACGTTTCAGGCGCTTTTTCCTGAACTGGCCGGTATGCCGTCGGCGGCGGCCAGCATGTTTTTCAACGTGGCGTGTGGGTCTTTGCTCGACAATACGAATTGTTCGGTCGTCAAAGACCCCGCGGTTCGTCTGACCCTCTTGAACTACGCGACCGCGCATCTTGCCAGTCTGGCGGGCTATCCGATCGCCGCGGGGGCCAGCGGCCCTACGCCTTCGGGATCGGTCGGCCGTGTGGCGTCGGCTGGCGAAGGCGCCGTGTCGGCTAGCATGGACTACGGGCCGGTTCGCGAATCGCAAGCGTGGTGGGTTCAGACCCAATATGGCGCGACATTCTGGCAAATGACCCGGAACGTCCGAACGTTCCGTTTTGCGCCGCGGCGCCCGTACAATTTCGGCCCGGCGCCGTTTTTGCCGGTGCGGAACTGGTGACCGCGTTCAACCTGTCGGGCGGCGACGCGCTAGAAGATAAACTAGCCGAAATCGCCAAACGGGTGGCCAAGCCGTTTGCCGTGCGCGTGGGTTTTCTCGAAGGCGCGACCTACCCCGACGGCACGCCGGTTGCGCAAGTCGCCGCTTTGCAGAATTTTGGGGCGCCGGCGGCCGGTATCCCGGCGCGACCTTTTTTCACTCGCATGATCACCGAAAAGTCGCCGCGATGGGGGGACGCGCTGGCGGCGTTGCTGAAATCGACCGGCTATGACACGAAAGCCGCCCTATCTCAAATGGGGATCGGTATCAGCGGGCAGCTTCGCGAATCGATCGTCGCTATGATGGACCCGCCAAACAGCATGGTTACCAACTTGCTGAAACAGCGGTTCCCGATGGCCGACTACGAATTCGAAGACGTGCTGCAGGCGTGGGATGACGTTGCGAAAGGCGAAACCGCCGCACCCGGCAAGCCGCTTGTGTGGACAGGCCATATGTTGAACAGCATCGATTTTGAGGTTGTCGAAGGGAACGGCGATGAACCTTCGTGATATCGCGAATCGGGTGACCAGCCGCGTTAACCCGAACACGACAGCGCAATGGTTGGCATACGCCGGCTATACCGTTCTGGCGAACGGCAAGCCGTCGGTCACTTACGCGTCGCCGGTTGCGATACAAATTCAGGCGCAAGCGATCACCGTCGCCGACCTGCAGCATATCGACGCAATGTCGCTTGGCACGGTCGATCGCGTGATTTTGACCGACGCGCCGGTTAAGGCGATCGACCGTGCCTCGCAAGCCGGCGGCGATTTGCTGGTGTTCGAATCCGCAACGTGGTTGGTGTCGGGCGTGCTAGAAGACTGGTCGACGTCGGGTTGGTCCCGCGTGACCTTGACGAAACAGGTATCGACTTGACCGCGCCGACGATCACCGACGACGACGTTTTTGCGGGGCTGGTGGCCTTCGTAAACGCGGCCGTGCCGGCGATTGGCGCGGTCAATGTGCAGCAAGGGCCGCTGAACCGCGTCCCGATGCCGCCGGGCCCGGATTTTTGTATTCTCGAACCGACCGACCGGCTTCGACTGGCGACGAACGTTCGAACCTATGACCCGACCCACGGCACGCGCAGCGCGCAACAATCGGTGCAAGTCGGGGTCACTTTGAATTTTTACGGGCCGAACGCGACCGACTACGGCCAGACGTTCACGCAACTTTTCCGCGATCTTTTCGGCACCGACTTTATGGTCGCCTACAACATGGCGCCCCTTTTTTGCGACGACGGCCGGCAAATGCCGCTTATCGATTCGGAAAAACGCTACGCCGCGCGATGGATGATTCGGGCTTGGTTGCAAATCAACCCGGCCATATCGACACCGCAGGATTTTGCGGCTAATGTGGCCGTGCACGTGCTGGAGATAGACAAGTGACCGCAGCAATCCCCGCAAGCGACATTATGAATGTCATCCCGGGCGTGGTGACGACCGGCGGCGCCGGGCTCGCCACGATCGGGCTTTTCCTGTCGACCAGCACCCGCGCGCCATACGGCGCGGTTTTGTCGTTCAACAGCGCGGCCAGCGTGCTTGCGTATTTTGGGGCGGGCAGCACCGAAGCGAACGCCGCGGCGATCTATTTCGCCGGGTTCACGAATTCGGCGCAAAAGCCGGGCCAAATGTTGCTGGCCGCTTACGCGACCGCGGCGCGCGCCGCGTGGTTGCGCGGCGCGGCCATGGGCTTGACGCTGGCACAGTTGCAGGCGCTTTCCGGCACGCTCACGATCACGCTGGCCGGCGCGGCATTGACCAGCGCCGCGATCAACCTTGCGGCCGCGACGTCGTTCAGCAACGCCGCGACGATCATTCAGGCCGCGTTTACCGCGCCCGGGTTCACGTGCTCTTATGACGCGATCGCCGGCGCCTTTCTGTTCACGTCGAACACGACGGGCGTTCAGTCGATCGTCTATGCGACCGGCACGCTGGCCGCGTCGCTTGGCCTGACCGCCGCAACCGGCGCCGTGCTGTCGCAAGGCGTGGCCGCTGATACGCCGGCCGCGGCCATGAACGCGATTATCGCGCAGACGCAAAATTGGGTCGCGTTCGGGCCGCTTTGGGCCGCGACCGACTCCGATCTGATCGCTTTCGCCGCGTGGAATAACGGCCAGAACAACCGGTTTCTTTTCGTCGGTTGGACGGCCGACACGTCGGCGTATTCGAACCCCGACAACACGTCGCCGCTGTATCTGATCAATCAAGCGAACTATTCGGGCACGACTCTGGTTTGGGCCCCGTCGTATGACAAAATGTCGTTCGTTTTGGGCTATGTCGCGTCGGTCGACTACACGCAGACGCGCGGCCGCACGGTTGCCGATTTTCGATCGCAAGCGGGTCTGTCCGCCGACGTGTCAAACCAGACGATCGCCGACCAGTTGGCGACGAACGGCTATGCGTTCTATGGCGCGTGGGCCACGGCCGCGCAGCAATTCGTGTTCTTGCGCAACGGCCGGGTTTCGGGCCCGTTCAAATGGATCGACTCGTATGTTGACCAGATTTGGATGAACAGCGCTTTTCAGTTGGATTTGATGAACCTCGCAACGACGATCGGCCAAATCCCGTACAATGCCGACGGGTATGAACTGATTCGCGCTTCGTTGCTTGGCGACATTCAGAACGCGCTAACGTTCGGGGCAATCCGCACCGGGATTACGCTGTCGGAATCGCAGAAAGCCTATGCGCAGTCGATCGCCGGGCAGGACGTTTCGCAACCGCTTTATTCGACCGGCTGGTATCTTTCGGTGCAAGACCCCGGCCCGACGGCCCGGGCGAACCGCACGACGCCGCTCTGCTATTTCCTCTACACCGACGGACAATCGGTGCAGTCGATCACCCTTAACAGCTTGATGGTGCAATAATGGCCAACAACCGGACGATCACCGCAGCAAGCGCAGTCCTGACCCTTGGGGTTCAGAACCTTTTTCCGACCCCGCGGCAAATTCAAGGCTTTTCCGCCGACGACGTGACCGACATCGATTCGCTGGTGAACGGCGAAACGACCATGGGCGTCGATGGTCGCTTGTCGGCCGGGTTTGTTTACAACCCCGTCCCGCAATCGATCATGCTGCAGGCCGACAGCCAATCGAACGACTTTTTCGACCAGTGGCAGCAAGCCGAACGACAGGCGCGCGAAAAGTTTTACGCCTTCGGCTCGATCCTGATCGTCGCGACCGGGATGCGCTACACGCTGGTCAAGGGCGTTCTGGTGAACGTCTCGATCATGCCGGCTATCCGCAAGACCTTGCAACCCCGGCGCTTTAGCCTGCAATGGGAAAAGGTTGTTATCGCCCCGGCGTAAATTCCGGGGTTTTCGCATGATCGGGAGACACCATGCGCAAAACCAAGATTGTGACAATCCGGCCAGACGGCGACCGGCCAAACCGGGACGCGGGCAAAATCTTTCGCGTTACCGAAGCAAGCCCCGTCCGGGTCGAAAAATGGGCTACGCGGGTCTTGCTGGCCCTTGCCAACAGCGGGTTGGATATCCCGCCCGAAGTGCTGCGCATGGGGATCGGCGCCGTGCTGGCGGCCGGCACGCGGGCCCTTTTGGGCGTAACGTTTCGGGAAGCCGAACCGCTCTTGGACGAAATGTGGGATTGCGTCGAAATCCTGCCCGACCCGAAAAATCACGCTTTGGCCCGCCCCTTCGATGAACAGGATATCGAAGAAGTTTCCACGCTCTTGACGTTGCGAAACGAGGTAGTCGATTTGCACGTGGGTTTTTCGCTGGCCGGTTGGCTGTCGAATTTGGGCCAATCGGCGATGACGACCCCGACCCCGGGTACGTAAGCACGGCAAACGTGCCGGCGACGATTGCGGCGGCCGTTTCCAGCGGCAAGGCGACGCTGGCGGAACTCGATTCCGTCTACAGTCTCGAAATGCTTTTCGACCTATTGGAAATTATCCACGTCGACGCGTATAACGAACGACTAGCGCGCAAGGCGGCGGAAAAGGACTAGGCGACTATGGCCGACATTATCGACGCTTTTGTCGTTACCTTGGGTCTCGATCCTAGCAACTATCAACGTCAAATTCGCGTCTACAAAGACGACCAGAAAAAACTACATGAACAGATGGCGAAGGACAACCGCGCGCAAGAAGACGCGCAGCGGCGGTTGACCGACGGCGTCAAAAAACTGCGGAACGAAACCGCCGGTTTCTTGTTCATGCTGGCCGGCGCGTCGGGCGTTAAAGAATTTGTCCAATCGATGTTGATTGGCGACGCGGCGACCGGCCGGCTGGCCGCGAACCTTGGGATCGCGACGCAAAACCTGTCCGCGTGGCAAGCGGCGGTTACACAAGTCGGCGGGCAGGCCGGCGACGCCAACCAAGCGTTGCAAGCGGTCGTGTCGCTCTATCAGAACTACCAGCTAGGGCAGGCCAACCCTTCGCAGCTTGCCGCGCTGCAGGGGCTTGGCGTGACCGATCTGCGCGACCCCGAAAAAGTGTTGATGCAGATTGCCGGCGCTTCCCAGCGTATGCCAAAACCGGAATTTGCGGCCCGGGCGTCCATGCTTGGCATTAACGCAAACATGGTCAACTTGCTGGAAAAAGGCCCCCAAGGCGTTCAGGAAACCTTGGAACAAATGCGCAAAATTGGCGTGGCGACCGATGCCGACGCCAAAGCCGCGCAGGATTTCGACGCGGCGCTGCAGCGAATCGGCCATTCGGTCAAAGCCGTGTTTCGCCCGGAAATCGAACAAACGGCCGACGCCATGGCTAAATGGCTATCGAACCAAGATAACATGAACCTGACCCTTGACGCGGGAATCGGGATTCTTGGCGCTTTTGCCGTTGCCGCGATCGCCGCCAGTTGGGAAATTCTGGCGATCGCCGGCGCGATTACCGCGGTGCTGGCCGCTTACCAGAAATTGAAAGCGGTTGGCGACCAGCAAAAGCGCGACGCGGTCACCCGGGATCGCTACGGCAATTCGGTGCAGCACGGCCACTATGTCGGCGACGTCGGCGCGAAACAGGGGGTCGTTACACATAACCCCGACGGGTCGTCTGAAATGACGTGGAAAGACCGGCCGCTGCATTGGGTCGACACTGGCAAAGGCCAAGGCCATTGGGAAGGCGTAGGATCGGGCATTCAGAACCAATCCGGCGTCGGGCCGCGCAAAGGGCTCAAGGTCGACCCGTGGTTCATGCCGGCCGCAGCGGGCAGCAATCCGACGGTCGGGGGCGGCGGCGCTAACGGGGGCATGGCCGACCTGATTTCAGGCGGCCTGATTCGATCGGGCGGCGGGTCGGCCGATCGGGCGATTGCGTTTTGGCGTTCGCGCGGCGCGTCGGCCGAAGCGGCGCGCGGGATCGTGGCGGCCATGCGCGCAGAAAACCCGAACCTTGACCCGTCGAACACCGGGCCCGACGGCGGCACGCTTGGCCTTGGCCAGTGGCGCGGCGATCGGCGCAAACAATGGCACAGCGCGTCGACCTTCGACCAGCAACTTGCCGCGATGTTCAGCGAAACGGTCGGCGGCGACAAAGGCGGCGGCAAGGGGTTTTGGGAAACGCTGCGCAATGCCGACGCGGCCACGGCCGCCCGGTTGATGATCACGCGGTTTTACCGGCCGGGCGTGGGCACGCAAGGCGACCTGAACCGCGCGGGCCGTTATCTTGGCACGTCGCTGGGTCGTGCCGGCGGCGCGACGAACGTTCGACAGAACGTCAATGTCGGAACAATCGTGATCAACACCGCCGCGACCGACGCGGCCGGGATCGCGCGGGACATGCGCGGCGCCCTTGCGCAACGTGGGTTGGTCGCGCAAGCGAATCAGGGATTGGCGCCCTAATAGGGTCGCCCGTCGCTGATCTTGTTTCGCCACGCCCAATTGTAAAGAAACCGCGCGGCCGTTTCCGACCGCGTGGGGCCGTGGCCCGGGCTACTGGCGCCGTAAAACGCGCAATAGCAGCCGGCCCACTCGTCTTGCCCGACACATTGTTCGCAGTCGTATGACGGCCATGCAAGGCGGTAAACGGCAAGTCGGAAACCCATTAGACGGCCCCTTCGAACGGCAACCCAAGCCGTTCGTTCAGCACCCCGTAAGGCAACGCAGCGACCGGCCGTTCAAGCCGGGTCACGCCGAACGCATCGAACGCCGACCACGGGTCGGCCGCTTCGGCCGCTTCCCGGGCGTCGCGTAGCCGCGCTTCGGCCGCCTGTTTGGTATCGAACGGCCCGGCCAACCACGCGACGCGTTCACCGCGCAACATGGTGCAATAAAAGCCGATCTTTGGGGGCATGGTGTCTTTCATATTTCGCACTCCCTTTTACACGAACCGACCGCGCCATTCGGCGCACAATTCCCATTCCCGGCCGTCGTCCAGCCGAACCGCCACAAAAGGCAAATGGCCAGCCATCCACGACCGGACGACGGGGAACACGCGGGCTTGATCGCCGCGCCCGCACGCTTTCATCCATGCGGCGCTAACCTCAAAAAGCCCTTCGCTCGCTTGCCCGACCTGAACCATGATTCGCACTCCCGAATGTGGCGCCCCGAAGGGCGCCGGTTGTTTCAGACGATTTTGACTTTGACCAACACCCGCTGATGCAGGATTTGGATGTTGTACCCGCCGGCGTAAATCACGTCGATTTCGACCCGCACCCGGCCCTTGTCGCTTTGGACGATCCACACTCCCTGAAACCCGTCGGCGCTCCGGGCGTATTCCGCTTTTTCGATTTCCCCGACCCCGAACGCCGCCAGTTTCGCGGCGATCTTTTGCCGCCGGGCGGCCGCGATCAATTCCGCGTGTTTTTCCATGGCCGCCTGAACGCCCGCTTCGCCGTGGTCGTTGAAAACCTTGTACCAGCCCTTCCCGCCGGCCAGAGCAAACAGCTTGCCGTAGTAGGCCCATTGATCTTTCCGCAGCGCCCGGCCTTCGTCGCTCGCCTTGAATTCCACGATCGCGGCTTTCCGTTCCAGACCCCACGCGACCAGCCGCGCCTTGTTTTCAGCGTCGACCGCTTCGAACACTCCGGCCAACTGCCCTTCGATGATTTTCCAGACCTGAACCATGATTCGCACTCCCTCTTGACCCCCTGATAATACGCCTATTGACGGTCGCGTCAATACTCTATTTTACATTTTCCGCGCGTGCTACTGTCGGGGCATGTCCGCGCAATATCCCACGGTTCCCGACGCCCCCGGCGTGCCAGCGGTGCAGCGGCCTGCGCTTGGCGGCACGACGCCGCAATCGCCGGCGCTGGTGTCGGGCAGCGGCCGACAGGCGCAAGCCGATATTTCCGCGTCGTGGGGTATCTATTCGGAAACAGGGGCGCCGCTGGCCACCTTCGACAATATCGTGTCGTTCGAATTGCAGCTTGATTCGCAAATTCTCGATTACCCGGTCGAAGGCGGCGGGTTCATATCCGCAAACAAAGTGCTTCGGCCATTCGACACCCGCGTCATAGCGACCAAAGGCGGGTCGGTCGAAGCCCGGCAAGCGGTGCTTGGCGCGGTGCAATCCGCATGGCAGACGACAGACCTTTACAGCGTCGTGACGCCCGACGGCGTCTACCTAAACTGCAATATCGTCGGAATGCGCCGGCAAGCCTCGCCGGATCATGGCGCCTACCTACTCGTTCTTGAAATCGATCTGCGCAACGTGCGACAGACCGCGACCACGTCGTTTTCGAACGTGGCGGCGCCCGCCAGCGCGGCGCAAGCGCAGAACGGGGCGGCACAAGCGCAACCGTCGGACGCGGCCAGCACCGCGGCGGGGGAAACGCAATGACCGGTTTTGTTATTCCAGTGTCGGCCGTGCCGTCGCAAGTTTTCACGGTTCAACTGTCGCAACAGGCGTGCAAGATCGCCCTTCGCCAGCGTCGCACCGGGCTATTTGTCGACCTGTCCGTCGACGGCGCGGTGATGCTGCAGGGGGTCTTGGCGCGCGATCGGGTGCGCATTGTGCGCGACGCCTACCACGGGTTCACCGGCGACCTGTTTTTTATGGACACACAAGGCGCCGACGACCCGGATTACACCGGCCTAGGGTCGCGGTGGATGCTTTGCTATTCGGACACCTTGCCATGACGAATACGTTCGTCGAACGCCAGTTGCGCGCATCATTCACGCTTGGCGAAGGGTCGTTCGGCGATTCGGGACAAAATACCGTGACCGTCGACGGGTTGCGCATGTCGGCGCGAATCCGGCTAAACGGCGGCGTCGGAATGTCGCAACTCGACCTGCGAATTTGGGGGATGCCGCTTGACGTGGTCCGGCAACTGACCGTGCTGAACAAGCTGGCATTCGAACAAGAGCGCAACAACACGATCACGCTATTTGCCGGCGACAAGGGGTCGACGCTGTCGGCCGTGTTTAGCGGCACGATCAAGGAAGCATGGGCCGACGCGTCGTCGCCGCCCGAATTGCTTTTCATCGTGTCGGCGTTCACCGGCGGCCTTGATATCGTCAAACCCGTGCCGCCGACCAGCTACCGCGGGACGGTCGACATATCGACGATTTTGTCAGGGATCGGCCAGCTTATGACGCCGCCGCGTGCGCTGGAAAATTCCGGGGTCGTTCACGCTTTCGAAAATATCTATTTGCCCGGCACGCCCGTTCAGCAGATTCGCGCGGTCTGCCAAGCGGCCCGGTGCAATTGCGTCATGGATGAACAGGTCATCGCGATTTGGCCAGCCGGCCAGACCCGGGGCGAACAAGTTTTGGACGTGTCGGCCGAAACCGGGTTAATTGGCTACCCGCAATTCACACAAAACGGTTTGGCCTTTCGCATGATCTATAACCCGAACCTTTTGTTTGGCCAGCAAGTCAATGTCACGTCGACGCTGTCGGCCGCAACCGGGTCATGGGCGATCATATCAGTAGGCCATGACCTCGATTCGCTGGTTTACGGGGGCGAATGGTCGACGGCGGTCGAATGTGGCCTATATGGCCACGCGACGCCAATTTCGACGGGTGCGCGCTAATGAACCAACCGTCGAACGCATACACCGGATTTGCGACGCTATTCGACGCCGGCGGCGAGTATAACCGCACGTCGTTTCTGATTCGCATGGCCATGGCGAACGCGGCGACCATGACACTAGTGCTGGTCAAAGCGGTTCATGCGGTCGGCCGATCCTATACGGTCGACGTGCAACCCATGGTTCACCAAGTCGACGGCGCCGGCAACGCGACATCGCACGGCACTATTTTTGCGATGCCGGTTTGGCGGTTGCAAGGCGGCACGGCCGCGATCGTGGTCGTCCCGGCGGTCGGCGATATCGGTTTGGCGGTGTTCGCCCATTCGGACATTAGCGGGGTCAAACGCGCGAAAAAGCCGACCACGCCCGGAAGCGCGCGCCGGCTCGACTGGTCGGACGGGGTCTATCTTGGTGGGGTGCTGAACGCCGACCCCGCGCAGTCGATCGTCATGGACGGGGCAAATATCACGATCAATGCCGTAGGGGCGCTAACGATCAACGCGCCCAGCGGGGCCACGATCGCCGGCGACCTGCAGGTGAACGGCAAGATCACGGCGACCGGCGAAGGCACGTTCAACGGCGGCCACACGGTCAGCGCGCACAAGCACGGCGGGGTGACGACCGGTTCGGGCACCAGCGGCACCCCGTCGGGCTAACGTTCGCACCATTCGGCCGCGGCCGGCACGTGCCGGCGGGGATCGGCCAGATACCAAGCGGGCGTCGGGTCGTAGCAGACCGGGCAAATCCAAATGCCGTCTTCGGGTGACCAGATAGGCACCGCCTTTTCCTTACACCCTTCGCACTTGACCGGCTTACGCATGTCTTATTCTCCCTTCCGTTTGCGGGGCTCGCCCGCTTTGGTCAAACTGGCCTGATAGGCCAAAGCCTCTTGCAAACGGGCGTTGTGTTCGTCGACGGAAAGCGCGCGCAGAACAGGCGAACCGACCGCAGCGAACAGCCCGTTTTTGCCGTATTTGGGGTGTTCGGTGTGGAACCCCGCGTTTTGAAATTCGCGCCACTCGCCGCCGACCATGATCGAACCGCCCCGGCATGGTTCGGACACCTTTACGACTTCGGCGAAATACCGAAAACCCGCGCCGCCGACGGTAAAGCTGGAAACTTCGACACGGTCGCCAACTTTAACTTGTTCGATCGGCACGCACCGCATGTCGCGAAAAAACCGCGCGGCCGCCTTGCCCCGCTTGGTCAGCTTTTCACCTTTGCCGCCGCAGCCGAAACACCGGTCGCCGTCGATCTGGTTGAAGCTAAACCGGCCGGTCCCGCCGCAGCGTCCGCAAACCTCTTTTTCGAAAACCGTGTTCAGCGCCATGATTCGCACTCCCTCTTGACCCCCCGATAATACGCCTATTGACGGCCGCGTCAATACCCTATTTTAGACCGGGCGCGCGTGCTACTGTCGGGCCATGGCAAAAACGATGCTCTTGGATCAAACGCCGTGGGATTTGTGCGTTGACGCGGCCGGCAATTGGGCCGTTGCCAGCGAACCCTATGCGCAGGCGCAAGACGCGGCGAGCGAAATTCGGGTATTTGCCGGCGAATGTTACTACAACACCGCCCTAGGCGTGGCCTATTTTAGCGAAGCCTACGGCCTTGGCCAGCCGACGCAAATTCTGCGCGCGCAGATACAGGCCGCCGCCGAACGCGTGCCGGGTGTGACCGAAGCAAACGCCGTGCTAACCGTGGTCGGCTCGACACTGACCGGGCAAGTGCAACTTTCAACGCCGTCGGGCGTTCAGGTGATCACGCTATGACGTCGAACGTACCGATGCCGACTTTTTCCGAGACCGGGTTCAACAGCCCGGCCGAATCGGACATTCTGGCCGGCGTGATCGCGGATTTTGTCGCCGCGTTCGGCGGCGCGCTGAACCCCTCGCTTGCAACGCCGCAAGGTCAGCTTGCGACCGTTCAGGCGGCTTTGATCGCGTCGTTCAATGACGTTTTTGCGGCCTATGTTTCGCAATGCGACCCGGCTTTCGCAACTGGCCGGATGCAAGACGCGATCGCGCGAATCTATTTCCTGACCCGCGACCCGGCGACGTCGACCACGGTAAACGCCACCTGCAGCGGCGCCACGGGATCGGTCATCCCGGTTAGCGCGCTGGCGATCGCGACCGACGGCACGATTTACGCGGCCCTTCAATCGGGCACGATCGGCGCCGGCGGGAGCGTGACGATTCCTTTCGCCGCGATCACAAGCGGCCCGATCGCCTGCCCGGCGGGATCGCTGAATCAGATATACCGCGCGGTCGCGGGGTGGGATAGCGTCACGAACGCCGCCGACGGGGTTCAGGGGACGAACCAAGAATCGCCGTTCGCTTTCGAAAAGCGCCGGCAAGCGACCGTCGCGCAGAATTCGGCCGGAACCGCCGCCAGCGTGCGCGGTTGGCTTTTGGGCAACAAGGTCGACGGCTCGCAAGTCGTCCCGAACATTATCGACGCGTATGTCTATGATAACGGGTCGTCGGGCAGCGTGACAGTCGGCGGCGTAAGTATCGCCGCAAATTCGCTTTATATCGGGGTGTATGGCGGCGCCGACGCGGATATCGCAAACGCCATTTTGCAGAAAAAAGCCCCGGGTTGCGGGCTGGTCGGGTCGACGTCGATAACGGTTCACGACACGAATTCGGGGTATCTGACCCCGCCGGCCTATACGATTAAATTTCAACGGGTTTCGACGGTCGCGATCAACTACGCGGTTCAAATCCAAAACGTGTCCGACGTACCGGCCGATTACCTTGCGCAAATCACGGCGGCGATCGCGGCCGGGTTCCCGCCGCAACAGAAAATCGGGCAGGCAATCTATGCGCTGGCGTCGGCCGGCGCGGTCGCTTCGCTTGGCACGTGGTCGCGACTGGTCAGCATCACCGCGAATAGCGGCGCGGAACAGGCAATCAATATCAACCAAATCGCAATCCTTGGCACAGTCACGGTTACGTTGGTATGACGCAACCGTCCCTTAGCCAATCCGCCGTTTCCAGCACGCTACCGGATATTCCCGGCGGCCATTTGCCGTATTTCTTTGACCCGCGCGAAGCGTTGCTTTCCCAATATGCGCGAAGCCCGATTATCTTGGCTTTGGTCGAAGCGTTCGAACAATGGTTCGACCCGAATTTGCGGTTTGACCTTTGGTTTAGCCAAGTGCGCGATATCGACAGCGCGGCCGGGTATGGGTTGGACGTGTGGGGTCGAATTCTTGGCGTATCGCGTATCTTGCAAGTACCTACCGCCGCGTTCTTGGGTTTTTCGTCCGATCCATACGCCGAAACCTTCGGCAACGGCATATTTTTCACCGGGATCGCCGGGACAAACGCGGTTCGGCTTTTGGACGACGCTTACCGGGTTCTTTTGCTGGCAAAAGCGGCGTTCAACATTACCGACTGTTCTATCCCGGCGATCAATGCGCTTTTGCTTGAATTGTTCGGGCAGGGGTATGTCGTCGACAATTTGAATATGTCGATGGTGTATCATTTCGATAGCGTCTTGACCCCCGTTCAACAGGCGATCATTTACCAGTCTGGCGCGGTGCCAAAGCCGGCGGGCGTGTCGTTCACAGTGAGTCACCCGTAATGCAGCTTTCGAACCTTCCGGCGTGGGTCGCAAAGATATTCGGGCAAAGTGCGACCAGCACGTACATTCGCACGCTTCCGCTAACCACGTCGGACCCGTCGGCGGCCAGCTTCGATCTTGGTTTTCCGCCGCAGACATTCGCAAACGAATCGGCCGGCGGCACGCCGCCCGACGGCCGGGATTTCAACGGTGTTCTGAACCATTTGGATTCGTTCGCGTACTGGTACGGCATGGGGGGCAGCTTCCCGTGGAACGTCAATGTCGCGACGGCCGGCGGCTACCCGAAGGGCGCCACGGTGCTTGCGGCCGCCGGCGGCGGCGTCAAATGGACAAGCAGCACCGACAACAACACGACCAACCCGGACGCGGGCGGCGCCGGGTGGGTGGCGTCGGGCCCGACGATAAGCGGGGTCGACGCGACGACCGGGATAAGCTGGCGAACGTGGGTTGAAACCGACGGCAAGCGCGGCGTGCGCATGTCGGGCTTGCTGTCGTTCAGCAGCGAATCAAACCAATCGGTGAACTGGTCGTCCCTTTTTACGCTGGCGTCTGTGGCGGATTACGGGGTTTCGACAATAATCCCCTATGCTTCGGCCGCCTATGACCAAGGCGCACAAATTATCGGGACGCCTTCAACTTCGGCCCTTTCGGTTCAGATGCAGCAATATGGCGGCGGGACGTGGTCTTGGCCTTTGACCGCCCGTTGGTTTGTCGAAGGGAAACTTACGTCGTGACGGATCAAAACCAACTTGATTTGATGCGTTCTTTTGGCCAACTTGAAGCCGGCCAAAAAGCTACGGCGGATCGCGTGACCAGTCTCGAAAAACGTATGATCGCCGAATTGCAGGCGCTTCGGGCCGATTTCAATTCGGCTCTGAACCACGCGATCGAAGAAATGCAAAAAGCGCACTCGACACGCGAATCCGACCAGCGGTCGATTGAAAAGCGCGTCGATCTGATCGAAGCGGCCGAAGCAAGCCGGCATGGCGCGTGGTCGGTCGGCGCCAAAGTCGCGGCCGCGGTCGGGGGCGTCATCCTGACCATTATCAACATTGCCGCCGCGTGGTTTACCCAGCACGCCAAATAGGCTAGGTTGCGCGCGGCAACGGGAGACGCCGCGATGAAAACCGAACCCTATGTGACCGCCGTTCTTATCGTTTTTGTTTTGCTGGTCGTCATTCGCGCGGTCGAACCCACGACCGACGCCAAAGACCTTTTCAGCATCGGCGGGACGGTCATAACGGGCCTTTTCGCCCTTATGACGACCCGCAAAACGGGAGACACGTCACAATGACCCGATCGTTCCTTATCGCGGCCGCAGCGCTCGCCCTTGCCGGGTGCGCGACCACGACCAACCAGCCCGGCGGCGAAATCCGAACACTGGCGGCCGCTGAACAGGCGGCGACGCTGGTAACCCAAGCGGCCGACACCTATGTCAACACCGCCAACCCGGGCGCCGGCGCGCGCGCCGAAATCCGCCGGCTGTCGAACACGGTTCACGCGGCGCTTGTTGATCTGGAAACCGCGCGCCGCGCCGGCGGCCCGCTGTCGTTCGACGCGTTCAACGCGGCTTTGCAGGCCATGCAGGCTTACGAGTCGGCGAACATGGGGGCACCCGCGAAATGACGAACCTTGTTCAGACGATCGGCGCGCTGATCGGCGCAATCGCCCCCGTGGTCGATATTGTCGACCCGGCGTTGGGCCCGGCCGTGACCGTGGCCGCCAAATTGCTGGCCGGCGTGGCCGCGGCGGAACCGACGGCCGTTTCGCTGTACCAGCAAATCAGCACCGGGCAGACGCCGACCGAATCGCAAATGCTGGAATTCGCCGCGAACTATGACGTGGCGTATTCGCAACTCGATCGGGATTTAGGCCCGGCGGCCTAGTCCTTGCGGTAGCGCTTCCCGCGCCACCCGCCGCTTGCACGAATGGGCCACGGTTCGCCATTGGGCAGCGTGGCCCATTTTTCGACTGGCGTCATAAGCGATTCCAGCCCGGCGACAGACCCCCAGCCTAGCGGTACTTCGGCGACCGCTTCGTCGTACACCTCTTGAACCACGAAATAGCGCGCGGCCATAAGCCGGGATCGCGCGCCCCGCATGATGTCGTGCGCGATCGCCTGAACGCCGTTTTCAAAAAGCCGGGAACCCCATGTTTCCATGCGAACCCAGCCGATCGGGCCATATTTCGGGTTCGTGTTGTCGGTCATATAGCTGATCGACAGCGTGCCCGGCCGGCGCGACGACGGCGCAAGAATCGGTTCGTGGTAGGTCAAGACCCGGCCGCTTGGCAGGCGCATTTCCACGCGGTCGTGACGGCCGAACGGGGCGGCGTATTTGAATTGCAGCGGCCCGGCGTGGAACGTTTCGCCCGGGTTGCGCATGGCCAGAATAAACGCGCCTTCGATACCGAACAATTCCGGCGTTGCGCTCGACCCGCGAAAACGAAGCTGGCCGCCCCACATTTCGACGATTCGCGGCGACGCTTCGCGCCAAGCCTTGATGATCGCAAAAATCTGGTTGTCGGATTTCAAATGCGCGTCGGGATCGAAATTGCGCCACGACCCCGACCAACCGCCAAACCCTAGCGCCAATTCAGCGACCTTGCCGACCTTTTGCCGGTCGGGGTGATGAACCCCATTCGCCGCTTTGTAATCGTGGTAGGCTTGCACGGGTGTTCCCGTGATCTTTGACGCGCTCGCAAGGTAAATGTCTTCGCGACGCTTGAACGTGTCGATTCGCCATTGCTCGCCGCTGATACAGGCCGCGACGACCGCTTCGATTGCAGAGTAATCGCTCGATATCAGGTCGCACCCGTCTTGTGCGACCAGCAGCGGCCGGATCAATCCTTGGATCGCCTGAACCGCGTCGCCGAAAAAGTGTTCGACCATATCGAGCGAATGGCAGGCCATGACCGCCAACACGTCGTCGGCCATGTCGACCGACCACGCCGGCTTAACCGTGGGGTCGGGGTCACCCCACACGCCGCAGAACGTGATCGCGCCGCACCATGGGCAATTCGGCACGTCGGGCCGATGCGGCTTGCCGCAAACCGGGCAGGCGATCAAATCGGCGCCAATCTTGACCATGTTTGTCGTTTGCACGCCTTCGCCTGTCGGCCGGCCGGTGCGCGTGCCGTGGTGAACGAAAAGCCCGCGCAACCGGTTGTCGTCCGATGTGCGGTTTTCCATCGCGTAAAGTTTCTTGACACCGGCCGACCCGACCAGCGCGCGCAATTCAAGCACCTTGCGCACGTCGGCGGGCAAATCCTTTCGTTTCAGGTGTTCTTCGACGGGGCTCTTTTTCTGGTCGAACGAATCGATTCCATGAACCCCGCGGGCTTTGATCCAACCCAGTAACGCGGCAACTTGTGACGGGCCTAGGCCGCCGGTGATTTCTTCGCACTGGCGGCCGTAGCGCTCTAGCGCCTGTTCTAGGATCACGAGGCAGTCGCGAACGCCTTTGCGATCCACGGCCACGCCGCGGCGATTCATGCGCTGATCAAGCAACCACGCGTGCAATTCGGCCGGCGTCATCGGGACCATGCGCGCGCTGGCGTCGGATTCGGTCAGAACGTCGTCGTCGCAATAGTCGTGGAACCGGTCGACCAACGCCGCAATCGGCACAAATTGTTTTTCAGGCGCAAACCAGACCGGGCCGTATTGCTCGCAATCGTCATCGGGCAAAATCCAGCGGCGCGGGTCTTTTTTCGTCGGCTTCCGGGGCTTCGACAGCACGTCGATTAGCGCTTTGCCGATCACGTCTTTGCGATGGGTCGTCCCTAGCGCTTCGCCAAGATCGGCCAGCCCGCCGGGGTAGCCATTCACGTGCGCGGTCGCCATGCTGCAGCGCCATTGTTCGGGCGCGATCGGCGGGAAGCCGTGAACCGGTTGCAAGTGCATTTCCCATGCCAGCCGTTCGAACATGGCGTGATGTGCTTCGACCAGCCCGCCGGCCGCGATCCAGTCAAACAGGTCGCGCGGCGCCAACCAGCCGGGCCGCCAGCGCTTCGGGCGGTTCATGCCGGGCAGCATGTAGGAAAACAGCAAAACCCGCGCCGTCGGGTGCTCCCAATAGCGAAACGACCCGACCACGGGCAGACCGCGCTTGCCGGCGGGCGCGCCTGCGGGGCCTTCCCATTTGCCCGCCGCGTCGCTCCACACGCAACCGGCCAGACTGAACGATTCGACGTCTAAGGTTGCGTGCGGTTCGTGGACGGCTGGCGGCGGGGGCAGGATCATTTGCGGCCCGGCCGCGCGTTGCGATCGGCTTCGGGTTTGCCGGGCTCGGTTTCGACGGCCGACGCGTCTTTGGCGCGCTCGCCGGCTGGCGACGACGGTTCGAGCACGTTCACGGCTTTTGTCAGTCGACCAGTCTTCGGGTCGTTCACCAGCGCGCGACGAACAAGCCGCCAGTATCGCGCTTCGCCGTTTTCCAAATCAGCGCGCAACCGACCAACCTCGTTTTTATGCGCGGCTCTCATTTGATCGAACGTTATTTTCAGGCTCCAATAATCCTCTTGCGATTTGTCATAACAGACCGACAAATCATTCAATTTGTCGTTCGTGATCTTGAACCGCGCTTCCCATGTCGCCGCCCGATCGGCCGCGCTGGCCGCGCGCCGCGCCGCCAAAAGACCCAGTGTTGCAAAAACCAAATTTCCGGCCAGCAAAGTCGCAAAAATAACCGCCATTTCCCGTCCTCCCGGTTGCGGCGGCCCGGTCGCCCGGGCCGCCGTGTCGTCAAACCATAAGACCAGCCGCCCGCAACTGGTCGTCCGACCAACCCGATTGCCGGTACTGGTCATAGGTATACTGCGCGGCCGCAGTCATCTGCGGGCCAGCGGCCGGCGGGGGCGGGGCAGCAGCAGCA